GAATTTCCAGGACTAGAAAACGTAATAGAAAATGTAAACTTATATAAACAAAAGTTTTTAGATGATTCTATTGTTGTTTTTAGAAATGCCAACCTAACTTACGACGATCAGTCGTTTTTACATTCTTTTTTAGGAACACCTTTTATTTATTACATTGACACTGAAGGTGACGACAGAGCAGCTAGATATATTGAAAATCATTCTGAAAGAAATTTAATTGAAACAGCAACATCTAATGATATTTTGTTGCCTTGGCATATAGAACATCTTTACGCAGGCAATTCAAAAGTAACAGCAACATGGAATATGACAAAATTTACTACAGATATTGAAAATGGAAAAACATACTTTATAGATTGTGAAAAAGCGTATAACGCAATGCCAGAAGAATGGAAAGCTTTTTTAAATGCTTGCAAGATCAATAACCCAAACCCAGCAACTGATGAAAATTTAGATGACTTTTCTCCAATTGTAAATCATTGGATTACTGGAAACCCAACACTTAGACTTGCACCTAGAAAAAATAACAATAGTGGGTCTACACTTAGATCTGTTTATAATAGAGAAGCAACAGAACTTGAAAAAGCATTGTTTGAAGAAATCTTTACTTGGTTTGGCAATTACGTTTATGACAATGAAGAAGAAAGAATTGTCCATAAATGGCAACAGGGAGATCTTTTAATTGTTGACATATTTAAATTAGCCCATGCCGTTACTGGTGGATTTAGCCCAGACGATAGAGAATTTATTGGTATGTGGGGATTTAAGAATCCAACAGTTCCAAGCAACACTTTGCCTTAAAAATACTTTTAAGCCATACTTTATCTATTATTTGTAAAAACCAAGAACAACTGTGTGGTAAAATAAACTATGGAGAAAAATGAAATATACTGATCCAATAGAATACCCAGGCATGGACTTTTTTTTAGAAAACATGGAAATGTATAGGGAAAAATTTTTAAATGATTCTATTCTTGTTTTTAGAAATGCAAATTTAAACCTTACAGAGCAATCATACTTACACAAAGAATTGCGAAACGTCTTCAATTTTTATAATTTTAATAATGCAACAGATAAATTGCACAAATATGAAGAAGACCACTCAAAAAGACAACTAATTGATGTAGCGGGAACTAATGACATTCTATTGAACTGGCATATGGAGCATACATATGAAAGCAATCCCATAGTTATCTCAACCTGGAATATGATAAATTTTTCTACTGACCCTGAAAATGGAAAAACATATTTTATGGACTGCCAAAAAATTTATGAAGATATGCCACAAAATTGGAAAGATTTTTTAATTAGTTGCAAAGTAAATATTCCCTTTTTTACTGACACATTTAGGCCTGATGACTACTCTCCAATTCAATCCCATTGGATTACCTCAAGCCCATCAATAAGAATGATTATTGGAAAAGAGTCTGGCAAAATTAATAAACTTATGTCTGTAAATAACAACGAGCCAACACAGTCTGACAAAGATTTATTTGAAGAAATTTGTTTTTGGATTGGTAACTATGTTTATAATAATGAAGAAAGTAGAATTGTTCATAAGTGGCAACAAGGAGATTTGGTTATTCCAGATTTGTTTAAGCTAGCTCATGCTGTTACTGGAGGCTTTTCTCCAGAAAATAGAAAATTTATTGGCATCTGGGGTTTTAAGAATGCAGTAGATACAATCGATGTTTCATAAAGATGGATTTAAAAAAATAGGTGAAGGCATATATATTTATAATAATTTTGTTACAGAAGACGAATGTAACTATATTGTAAATATTGCCGAATCTTTTTCGGAAAATGAATGGTCTGGAAGATTTAATACATCTGAAGAAGGTCACAAAGCATTAACTGTAGATATAGATCTTATATCCCAAATAAAAAAAAGATTATCAAATAAATTAGAAAAAGGAATTTACCTATCGGAAAACCTAAGTGTTGTTAGAATGAAAAAAGGAGCAACGTGGGGGCTACATTCTGATAATCACGACTCTTTAAAGATTAGAGAAAAAAGTAAACAGTATAAAGATGGAGATGAGTTTACTTTAGAAAAAAACAACTTATGGGGAGTAATTATGTATTTTAATAAATTTGAAGGGGGAAATTTATACTATCCGAATCAAAATAAAACTTATCAACCTAAAAAAGGTGATCTTGTAATACACAGTGCAGAAGACCATTGTTTGCATGGTGTAAATGAATTAAAAAGTGATGTAAGATATTCTAATTCTAGTGACTTATTTAATTTAATAAAAGTGCCAAAAGGCATTTAAACCTGTTCATGTTTTGTAGGACTGTTAAACATTCTAGACAGCACTTTATCAAGTGCTAAACCAAAAGCTTGATCTTCAGTAGAAAGAAATGTTGAGTGCTCTGTTATTTCATTTGATCTGGCTGAATGCCTTTTATTTGTATAAATCTTAACATCTTCTATTTGACTTCCACCAACATTATAAACGTTTCCATACATTGATCTCCATAAACAACTAGGATATTTAGATATAATATGTTTTAGTTTTTCTTTTTTCATAAGCATTGGTATATGTAATTCATAGTCAAGTGGATCTTTTATTCCACACCCAAATAATTTATCTCTTGTTAGCATTAATTTTTTAATATACATTGATGATCCAGTTATTTGTATATACCTATCTATTTTAGTAGACAACAAACCATTATAAAAATGATCTATTTTATCTATCTTTTTTATAATAAAGAAATCATCATTCATTAAAATAAATTCTTCTGATATTTCATTTGAATCACATATAGCGTGTAGATTATTAATAGCATTGGCATACTTGTGATGGTTTTGTTCTATGGGTATGTAGTTACCAGAATACCATCTAGGTTTACCGCCAACTAGCCAAATGTTAGCATCTGGAAAACTATATAGGACAGACCTGATAGAGTATCTTAACTCTTCATTGTCCCCAGGCTTACATATATAAACAAAATCCATAACCACCACACCTTTTACATAATTATAGCAGAATCTGGTATACTTATATCAATACAGGATTGGGTGGATTTAGTGGCAAATATAGTTTTTCTTGGTAACTTTGAAGTGTCTTATAGTAGTGAAAATCATCATGTTAAGTCTTTAGAGTCTCTTGGGCATACCGTTCAAAAAATGCAGGAAAAAAAAGCTGGTAGTTCTGAAATATTAAATGCAGCATTAAAGTCTGACCTATTTATATGGGTTCACACACACAGATGGCAAACCCCAGGATCTAGATCTATGACGGATGTATTAAAAGAATTAAAGTCTGCTGGCATACCTACCATGACATATCATTTAGATTTGTGGTTTGGCATTGAGCGTGAAAAAGATTTAAAGAATGATGACTTTTATACAAACATAGGTCACTTTTTTGCCACAGATAAACTAATGTGTGATTGGTTTAATAAAAATACAGAGGTTGTGGGACATTTCTTGCCTGCTGGAGTTTATGATCAAGAATGTTATATTCATGAAGACTACGATTCAAATAATTTTGAAAATGATATTATATTTGTTGGCAGCAAAGGCTATCATCCAGAACATAAATATCGCCCAGAGCTAATAGATTTTTTAAGAAAGACATACGGTAAAAGATTTTTACATGTTGGTGGAGATGGCGATACTGGGACAGTTCGTGGCAATGCTTTGAACCGTATCTATGCAAAAAGTAAGATAGCCATAGGTGATAGTTTAAACATTAATTTTAACTATCCTTACTACACTAGTGATAGACTGTTTGAAAGCACTGGTCGTGGTGGTTTTACTATCTACCCTCGGATTAAAGGACTTGAAGAATATTTTAAAGATGAGCAAGAGATTATATTTTATGAGCATGGAAACTTAGAAGACTTAAAGAATAAGATAGATAACTACCTAGTGCATAATATATCAAGAGAAACTATAAGACTTGCAGGGCACCAAAGAACTAAAAACGAACACACATATGTCCATCGTTGGGCATCAATTATAAAGGAGCTAGGACTATGATTTTTATTGAAAGGTCAGATATTAAATGGAAAACAGTTCCATATTTACGTCAAGGACAAACAAAAAACTATGACTATAGACTAAAACTTAATGAGCCATTAGCAAATTGGGATGTGTGGGACTATTGGGAAAGTGAAAGAGTCTATAGTATGCAAAAACATTTAAAAAAGGGTGATATATTTTTTGATATTGGAACAGAATCTGGATGGTGTAACTTAGCCTACGCCAATATTGTTGGCCCAGAAAACATGGTATTAATTGAGCCAACTCCTGAGTTTTGGGCAAATATTCATGCATTATGGTATAAAAATTATTCAGTAGATCCTTTAGCCTGCTATGCTGGACTTATTAGTAATGAAACAACAGATACTCGTAAGGGCAACACCCTGAATGCCTGGGGAGACAAATATCTTGGGCCGATAATTGATAGGAATAAGTATATATATATTCATGATAACACAGAAAATATACCAATGATTAAATTAGATGATTATGTTTCTGAAGTTGGAATTGTTCCGAATGTTTTAAATATTGATGTAGAAGGTGCAGAGCTTTTAGTATTTAAAGGTGCAGAAAATACATTACGAAACAACAACTTAAAAATATTTGTATCTATTCATGATGATTTAGGTATGCGTGATTATAATACAACTCCTGAAGATACAATATCTTATTTAGAATCGTTTGGCTATGTCGGAGAGTTTTTGGCAAAAAACCATGAAGCACATTGGTATTTTGAAAAGAAATAATAAATGATAAGGGCATATCTATATTCTTTTGATGAAAAAGACTGTGCTTCCGACAAATGGGATTATGGTTTATTAAAAGAAATATTTGATAAGTATAGTATTGAACAGATAAAAGTAAACTCATTACCAGATGCTGATCGTGCATTTGTTGTTGTTCCTGGACCACAAAATCTTGGTCATGAGGAAGATGTTAATAAAGAGTTACAAAAAATAGGCAGAGTAGTTTTATTTTTTACAGGAGATGAAGAAGTTAGGTTTGATTTAAGTAAGATTAATCATCCTAACATAGAAATATGGATACAGACTCCTCATAAGAAACATAAAAAATATAACAAATTGCCATTAGGAACTCCACAACACTTAAAAAACTCTGTCCCAGAATATACTGAAAAAAAATATGATATATATTTTGGTGGACAGATAACACATTCAAGACGACAGCAGCTATCTGATGCTATGAAAACCCTTTCTAATGCCCTTTTTAAGCCTACAAAAGGCTTTGCCCAAGGTGATCATCCAAAAGACTATTACGCCAACCTTGCAAGCGCAAAGATAGCCCCATCACCTTCTGGTGCAGTTGTAATAGAATCTTTTAGGTTTTATGAAGCTTTAGAAATGTTGTCTTTACCAATAGTGGATGCTGTTGATCCACAAGGAAATGTTATTAAGTATTATGACTTTGTTTTTGAAGGTGAAACACCAATAAAATCAATAAAGAATTGGCACTCATTAAGAACTGTAATTCCTGAATTATTAAATAGCTATCCTCAAAATATGCACGATGCTGTTTGTTGGTGGATTAAATATAAAAGAGATCTTGGTATTAAAATTATGAGGCAAATTAATGCATAAAAGAGATGTAACTATTGTAATAGCAACCTCTGTTTTACCAAGTCATCCCAGCACATCTATTATTGATGAAACAATTGCTGCCATAAGATTGCATTTTCCAGATAACGAAATTATTTTACAGATAGATGGATTGCGTGAAGAAAGGATGTCACGTAAATTAGATTATGATGAGTATAAGAATAGAGTATTATGGAAATGTCTTCACGAATGGAAAAATGTTTTACCAATAATTTTTAATGAGCATAGTCATCAGACTACAATGATGAAAAAAACTATTAAATTTATTGACACTGCAGCAATGCTTTATGTTGAAGGTGATGCTCCATTAACCACTGATTGTGAAATTGATTGGCAAAAATGTTTAGACATGTTAGAAAATAAAAAAGCTAATACTATTCGTTTTCATTTTGAAGCACAGATTCCAGAACCACATAAACATTTAATGTTTGGTTTAGAAGATTGCTTTATGAAAACTGCACAATGGAGTCAGAGGCCTCACTTAAGCACTGTAAGATATTACAAAGATGTTGTTTTACCTTTTTCTGATGAAAGAACCTTTATTGAAGATAGATTTCACGGTAAAATTCAAGATGATTGTTTGCCTTATGATACCTTTAGTGAAGAAGGTTGGAGTTATCACAAGCTTTGGATCTATCATCCAGAAGGGAATATAAAAAGATCATACCATTTAGATGGTCGTGAAGGAACTCAAAAATTTACTACAGATGATAAAATATGGGGATATAAAGAATGAGATTAGGAATTATAGCAAGATCTGACAATACTGGTTTAGGTAATCAGACTATGGAACTTGTTAAGATGCTTAATCCTGATAAGATTCTTTTAATAAATTCCCAGTTTTTTAATAATAATAAGCAACATCCTGAATGGTATAAAGATTATAATGTTATTGAAACTAAAAAGGGTATGCCTAGAACCAACGAAGTGTTAGCATTTTTAGAAAACATCGATGTTGTTATTAGTTGTGAAACCTTTTATCATTTAGAGTTGGTTGATCTTGCTAAACAAAAAGGGATTAAAACTATACTTCAGTATAACTACGAACTATTCGGTCATTTAGCACACCCAGAATGGACTTTGCCAGATGTATTGCTTGCTCCTAGTATATGGAACTTAGATGTAATCGTGCAAAAATTTGGAAACAAAACACAAGTAATGCATCTACCACCACCAACAGATCATGCTTTATTTAATCAAGCAAAAGAAATAAATCTATCCAAAGATCATAGGCGTATACTACATATTGCTGGTAAGAAAGCTGCAAAGGATAGGAACGGAACTGAAAGTATTCTTAAAATGATTAAATATTCTAAAGAAGATTACGAATTAGTTATAAAATCACAGACACCTTTAAATCTTATCTGTAATGATTCAAGGGTAAAAATTGAAATAGGAAATCCCGATAATAGACAAGATATGTATAGTGGGTTTGATGCTATGGTTTTACCTAGACGCTATGCTGGTCTTTGTTTGCCTATGAACGAAGCTCTTATGAGTGCCCTGCCAGTTTTTATGACTAACATATCACCCAATAATGCAATTCTACCATCGCAATGGTTAGCTGAATCGGGACAGATTGATAGTTTTAGAACAAAATCAATGGTTAATGTTTATGATGCAAAGTCAGATAGTCTTGCTAGAATTATTGATAAATATATTAAAACTAATGAAAAAAATGAAATCAAAGAATTCGCATACAATATTGGTATAAATAATTTTTCTGTTGATAGTTTAAAAAACAAATATTTAGATATTATAAATAAATAAAAAGGCCAGCCCATTTCTAGACTGGCCCTCTAATAGAAGATATTACTTCTTCTTTGTTGTTGTTGCCTTCTTCTTTGCAGGTGCCTTAGCAGCCTTCAGAGCCTCATCTACGGCCTTAGCGTCTGGCAAGACACCAAAAGCCTTATCATTTGGATTAATTGCTCTTAATGCTACTGGAGCGATTGCAGCTACTAGAGCTGTCCACAAATCCTTTGGATCTGTTACTCCAGCCATGTATAGTGCTAGACCTGATGCAAGAACTGATCGACCATACGAAGCTAGCATTCCTTTTAGTTGTTCTGTATTCATATTATTCCTCCTAGGATATAACTCGTGTTAGTATTGTAAAACCAATCCATAAACCAATAATTCCTGCGACTCCCGCAAAAACTGGTGGTGCTGGAACTGGCAATTTGAATGCAGCAAACACGACGCCACATCCAAAACCTGTTATTGTTGATAGCACAATATCTTTCATTTTTACCCCTTAAATATTCCTTCTTTGTATTGTTTTACAAAACTTATTATATTTATTCTTTCTTCAATTGGTGGATTGTATATTTGTTCGATTCCTCCAGCAGTTAAAAGAATATTTTCAATATTTTCATTCTTTAGTTTATCTATCACTTCAGCAAATTCTTTGTAGGTAAAGTAATCATATTCTTTACGATCATCTTGTTCAAGATACTTATTCCATATTCCATCTGGTTTTGGCAAAGCCTCTAATTCTTCTTCTGTTTCTCTAAGCTTTGGCCTTATTGATACCATTATTTTTTTATTGTCTAACTCAAAAGCTTTACTTTTATACATAGCATAAGGAATAATCATTTTATTATTATGTTTTGACGCTGCATTAAAAACATATCTATTTGTTGTTGAAACAAAAAAATCTGGAAGTTTAGTATCAAGACCATTAAGCATGTCTAAGAAGTCTATTAAATAGTTTGATCTATCTATATTAGAAGACACATCTGTTACATCTCCCATGATTCCACTAAAGTCTTTTTTGTCACCATCTATATATTCTCTTCTAGTTTGTTTAATAGCCTGTTGAGTAAGTCCACTTCCAGATACTAGATTTATTTGTATTCTTCCTGGGCTCATTTCATTAAGAGAGTTGTATAACAAACATAAAAATTGTGGAGACATTACATATGGACGAGCTGCTACTAAATATTTAAATTCTTTATCGCTATCAATAACCCTAGCTATTTTTGTAAAAGATTCACCTTTTGTAACATCATAAATAAATAGACCACCATAAAAATGATTAGCATGTAGTTCTTCGACATCTTCTACGTGTGTGTTAAAGTAATAAAAGTTCACTATTAAATCACCTTATCTATTTTTTCTGGTAATAGGGTTTTTAATTCTTCTATTGCATCTGATAATATGCTTATTTGTGTTGCATATGGTTCAATTTCTAATGAACCAAAATCGTTATGATAACTTACCGTATCTTTTGTTTTTTCTATAATACCATCTATTGATTTTTGAACATCTTCAATATATTGATATGCCCAGTCCCTAGAATCAGAAAGAAATTTAATAAAATTTTCCTTGTGAATATCATTCTCATTTTTAAATTGAACATTATTATTGTCAATAAAGTCTTGTAATGATTTATGAGAAATTAATAGTCTTGTAAGTGATTTATTTAATTTATTTATTTTAAGCAATGAAATTAAATAAGCAAATGCAAAAGACCCAGCCAAGGTAAGGGATGTTGCAAGAATAATATTACTTATTAAAGATCCCATATTATAAGTATATACCATCTAGCACGTTGTTGTAAATTAAAAATAACATTATTTTATTGCCTCCCGTGTAACCAACACTATTGCTCCGTTCATTTCTAAAGCTTTTTTAACATTTACCACATACTGCAGTGCCTGTATTTTTTCATCATGAACCATTCTGGCAAATGAGTGTTCATTTAATTTAATTACAAGAAAATGATCACTATCAATAACTTGGACTTGGAATCCCTTTGGAGGGGTTATTGAATGAAAAGCTTTACGCATTGAATCTGTATACATTATTTTCTACCCCAACTAACCCTGTTCCACCCTCGCTCATGAAAGTAATAAAGGATTGTTTTTGTAACTACCTCAAAACTTGCAATTGCACCTGCTGTTACTGGTTCTTTGGTTATTACCCAAGATATAGCAAATGTATCTGCTGTGCCAATGACACGCCAGGTGATAGCCTTAAGTGCTGATCTTTGTTTAGTTACATTCATATACCCATCTCCTTGCGCTTTTGTGTAGCAGAGATAGCATGAATGTCTGCCCCCAAATCTACTTGTTCAATTTTATACCCAACATCACGTCCATAAACAATGTTAGTAATGTTAGGTAGTCTTAATACTAATGCACCATCCATGAATTCATCCTTGGCTATATATTCTTTTACCTGATCAAACTTTAAAGGATCTTTTTCACTTGTGTTGTATGTATTACGAACTCCAAGCAATACCTGATTTGTTCGCATTCCCGCCTCTAAATATAAAGCATGATGTCCTTCATGCCATGGTTGATAGCGACCAAGCATAAGTGTAGTTGGTGCGGACCAGTCATGTAACTGGCAAGCAGCAATAATAAGATCAGCTTCCTCCTTTACAGTCATCCCGCAAGAAATTCTGACATCGCATGACTCTGGATCTTCCCACATCTTGTTTGTATCTTCAAACCTTCCAGATTCAATTCTGTCTACCCAAATTAAAATATCTGGCTTACCAAAAACTGCACGGGTTAAATTAGTTGGACATACAAAGTCAACTATTACTGGAGCAACATCTTGCTTAGCAATAAGTCTTGCCATATCCCCCATACGTCTTGCTTGTTCAATTCTATCTTCAGGGCTAAACCCTAAATCTGAGTTAACTGTTGCACGAACTTCATCTGCATTAAGGTGAATAGCATTAATGCGTTCTTTTAATTCTTTTGCAAGAATGGTTTTACCAGAACCTGGCAGTCCAATTATTTGAATAATCATACTTCCTCCTTTTGCCATTGAATAAATGATTTAACGTATATAAACCCATAGGCAATGGCTGCTAAAATAAATCCATATTGTTTGGTAGTTACGGCATAAACTACCCACAAGCATTCATTAAGGCAAAGAACAAGCCATCCCCATATTGTTTTTTTACCAACAAAATAGATTCCAATAACACCAATTATTGCAAGTATCCAGGACCACATATTATTTATCCATTGTTAAAGATTGCCAAGTTTCTGCCCAGCCTAATTTTGTTCTGTGACTGTTAAATTCTTTAGAAATTTCCCCAGACTCTAAGTATACACCGCCCCAGATTCCCCATTCTTTAGAAGAAACTCCAACAGCAAAACATTTTTTTGCTACTGGACATCTACCACATAGTGAATCAATTATTGGTCTTACTTCTAAGTCTTCTTCATAAGTTTCAAAAAATAAATTATTATCAAGGCCTAGACATGAAGCATCGTCTTTCCATAGGTGCTGTTTCATAAAAACACCTACATCTTATACTTATGTGGAATATCCCAGCCATTGCGATCAATTTTAAATATTCGTTGTGTATACCACTGATCCCCAATTCGAACTCCATTAACAGCAGTTCTGCCCATCTCTGTTTTTTTGCGTTCTACTACATCCCAGCCAATCCAAGAAAGTAAATTGTTTTGCTTTACTATCTTTTCCATAGTTTCTAGTTTGTTTATTAACATAATTTAGCCCCCAACTAATATCGGAAAATACCGACCTCTATATTTTTTGATTCAGCAATGCTAACTAATTTTGATGCTGATTGTTTTGGCTTACTTAAAAAAGCAAAGTAGTTTACTTGCTCCATGTTTTCTTCAATCTGTGATGGAGGAACATAAAAAAATTTAATTTTTCTTCCACGAGATTTCATACCTCTTTCAGAAAGATTACAAAATTCAGAAGCAAAAGAATTAATGGTTGCTGGTCCAGCAGAATACAATATGAACTCTTTATCTTCATCTTTCATGCCTGAAAGAGCAACTCCCATAGCACGAATAAAAATGTTGTAGTCGTTAAATTCTTTTGTTCCCTGCACTGCCACTATCATTTTTGTTTCCATTCTGTAAATTATCTAATATCATTAGCATTTTTTCCATATCATTTTTTGACATGTTTTCTACATCTACTGGTCTTGCTGATGTAGACTCCACTTCTCCACCAATAGCGTTGGCTACATAAAAAATATTGTCAGATACCCAATAAGCTTCCTGGCCAATTACTATAACTCTAATCATACTCTTTTCTGTGTGTTTTGTCAACTGTGAAAAACGTCTTTTTTGATTAGAGGAATCAATTGAAAAAAAATATTTAAGTAACTCATGAGTATCTTTTTGACTATACAGAGTTCTTGACATTTTTTTATTAATTTTTTTCTTCATTATAACAATTATAGCTAACGATGTTAGCAAAGTCAATATACATGCAATAATGTATTGCATTTTATTCTAATTCTTTTACCTTAGTTGTTTTTTTTATATTTTTACCAATATCTTTAGTCTTTAATTCTTCAGAAAGTTTTTCAATTTCTACCTCTAAACTTCTGATCCTAGCTCCAAAGGTTGCTTTTTCAATCTTTGTTCTGTTAACAATAAGTTGAAGTTCTACATTTTTTAATTCAGCATCGGTAGTTCTTTTAACATAAAACTCCACTAATTGTTTAAAATCTTCAATATTTAATTCATCCATAATTTACCCCTTTCTAAAACTAAATGGACTTCCTATCCAAGCTTTTTCTGTTTTTTTCTTTTCACGTTCAACTATTGCTCTTGACCACGCAAAACCAGCATCTCCACCCCAAGCATCCCACATTATTCTTCCATTAGATGGAAATTCCGGACCATCAAAAAAACCTTTACCTTTTTTATCTACTTCGTGACGAGAAAAAAAAGAAAACATTCTTTTAACAGTGCTAAGAGACATTGCTGATCCATTAACGATATCTGTTGCTCTACCCCAACCTACTGGAGTTCCAGCACCAGTTGCCTTGCCATCTTCTTTCCATTTCAAAGCACGTCTTGCAGCAGCCTTCATTCCAGATGTGGGGGTGTATGTGTCTTCAGCCATTAGCTATCACCTTATTTTGTTTTTGTTTGTGTGGGCCCAAATCTGCTTTAATGCTACCATCTTTTCTTAAACGAACAATTCTGCCATTTTTAATTTGCATTGGATTAAATTTGTGATTTGAATAATAAGAGCCCGAAGATCTGTTTGCCATTATTTTTCAATTCCTCTTGGATTAAAAGATCCATCCCAAATATTTTTTGTTGTAGATTGTGATTCTGACTTATAAGTTCCACCACGACGCTTATACTCTTGGACTACCCAAGAATTTGCAACTGCAGATGGATAAACATCAAACTTATCTTTTGCTGCTTGAACAACTCTTGCATACAGCTTAGGATTTGAAGGAGTTGATCCACCACGACGTGGTTGAATCATTTCACTATAGTTAGGCTTTTTTGCTTTTTCCATTTCATTTTCCTTATCTTTTAGTTTATTAACTGGAACACAGTTAGGAACCATTCTTCCATTTTTGTCTTTCATTCCTCTTTGTTCATAACCAACCCAACAAGCCTTAGCCATGTTATCCCATTTATCTTCATCTTCATTGTCTGAATAATATGACTTCATTGTTTCTTCTGCATCCATACTGTGTGTATTGATATCTATTTTTTGTGCATCTGCATACATCATTCCAATGCTATAAGCCGTTGGCTTCCAGCTATTGTTGTCTTCTTTGTAAACCCTAACAGACATTGCAGGATTTTCTGGTGGCTTTGATTCAAGAGCATACTCAGATCCAGGAGTTCCAAGAGTTCCTCCCTCAATCATAATGTGTTCAACTACACCATGAATAAGACCTTCTGTTGTTGTGCCCATAACAAAATCGCCTTCTTTAACTATACTCATATATTGATTATATCAGACTTTGCGCTTAAGTAGTCTAATGATTTCTAAAAGAGACCATCTTTCTTTATTGGTTAAGCCTGATATATCCTTTTCGTTAAAGGCTTTTGGGGTTAAAACAATGATTGGATCCGCAGAAAATAGGTCTATGTCTATAAACTGCTTTTCCCACAAATTCATTACTTCTGAATTAACGGCATCTATATGCTCTTTATATAGATCTGGCATAAGGTCTTTTATTTTTGGAGTAAATGAATATAACATTTCTCCAGTATCCTCATCCAAGGCAGCAACTTCAAGGCCACCATTTAAAATTAAATCATTTATGATTCTATCTTCTTCACTGTTCATTAATAAATTTAACCAACGATTCTCTTGTTTGTGCCCCAGAAATACGACTAATCTCTTTACCGTTTTCCATCAATATAAAGGTTGGAATAGATTTTACTTCAAACCTTTTAACAAGCAGTTGTTCGTAATCAGCGTCTATCATTTGAAATTCAAAGCCTTCTTTTTTCATATCTTCAACAATAGGTTTTACCTTTTTACAAGGTGGGCACCAATCTGCTGTAAAATAAAAAACAGTTTTCATTTGTTATTTTTTGATCTAATCTTAGCAAGCAGCTCAAAATCTTTTATTTTAGTATCTCCAAGGTATCCCCAAGCATATCCATCATTAATCATTTTATCATTGAGTGAAATTGTATCTCCATTAACATAGAGCCAACCTAGAATGCGACCAAACTTTTCGGTTGAGTTCATTTTTTCTGTTTTAATAATAACAGACTTAGCATCTTTTAATTGTTTCTTTAGATATTCTTTAGACTCAAGGCCAAGAGCCTTTTCTTTTAAATCTTTTGTGCGAGATTCAGGTGTATCAATACCAGCCAATCTTACACGGGACTGAAACAATATATCAAACCCTAAATCAATAATTACATCAATTGTATCTCCATCAACAACATTTGTTACATCTTTAACAAAATACTCATACATTAATTTGCACTCCCTGTTAGTTTATTTTCTATAAGTTTTTCACGCTCGTCAACAACTTCAAGCATAAAAGACATCATTTTTGTATAAGTTTCTGGATTATCCATAATTTTATTATAATGATGACTACAAAATAACAAATCGCCAGTAATTCCTGTTACCTTTACGTAAGCTTGTGCTTCACAGCTATCACAACGATCAAGAGAATTTAATATCCACTCTTTTGGTTTAATTTTTTCATCAATCATAGTATTCATATTATACCGCTACTTTCTGTTGTCGGTGGAATAAAATCCAGAACCATTAAAAACTGCACCTATATTAGAGTATACACGAACCAACCTGTTATTACAAGTATCACATGTATACCCAGGATCATCTTCTTTTATTGATCTTTCTTTTACATACCTTTGTGCACAAGGCATACAGTCATATTCATATAGTGCCATTACTTAATTTTTTTTCCAAACTTTGCCCAAACTCTTTCATGAAGAAAGTAACCAATGGCTTCCCAGCCTATATAAATAAGAGCACCTAAACTAGCATACTCCCACTCACCAGTAAACAAATAAATTACTCCAGCAACACCAACAAGGTGAAAGGTTTCCCAACTTAATGTTTTAAGTAATGTTCTTTTATTTGATTCCATTACTTGACTCCTTTTAATCTACGAAATGTTTCTTCATCAACAATTCCTGTAACCTTAAGCTTTTCTTTTGTTTGAAAAGCTTTAACAGCCTTTTCTGTTGCTGGACCAAACTCTCCATCAACTTTAAGTTTTAGCATTGTTTGAATATTTTTTACGCCCTGACCCTTTGAGCCAATTTTTATTGGTTTAAATAGTTTAACTTCAGGAACGCTAACACCTTGAGACTTTGCAACTTCTGCAAGAGCAACCTTTTTTTCTTCAAGCGTTTTGACTGCTGGTGTATCTGCATCTGGATAATCAATTACCCCATACCCTGCAATAAATACAGGAAGACCTTTTTTATTTGGTCCATACGCACGAAGTTTTTTTACACACTCTCCACCGTTTGATTGGCTACCGCTTTTTCCGTCTGCCGTAGTATTTCCTTCAATAGTAATACATGTTCCATCACCATTATCTTTTAATACCCAACCAACGTGGTCAATATCTCTTCCTCCAGGAAAGTCAAAAAACACTACCCATCCTGCTTGTGGCTTATTTCCTTTTACTGGGACCCACTTGTTTTTACTTTTAAATGCTGCAACTCCTGCTGGAGTGTATACCACATTTGGAACTTTAACCCCTGCTTGGTTTGCAGTCCACATAACAAATGAACCACACCAAGGCAAAAAGTTAGCTTTTGTAAATGCCCCATACTTTGTTTCATTATCCTTTGGACCTTCAACAGTTCCTAATTCTTTTTGAATCACTTCTAATAAAAATGCTCTTGTTCCTTTTACTGACATAAATTATCCTCCTATAGATATACTTAATTATAGCACTATGCCGTCTTTTTTGTCAACCTTTTGTGAGTTCGAATCCTGTGGCAATTTGCACAGACTACCTCACATTTTGATATTTCTTTTTTAATTGCTGCCCAAGAAAATCCATCGTGAATCATTCTAGAAATATTGTATTTTTTATTACTAAGGTGATCAAAATCCAAAACTATATGGTTGCTTTCTCCACAATCTACACAACCAGATTTTTCTTTAATTTGTTTAAGGCGTTGTTTAAGCTCTTGTTTACCATATTGAACCAACTCTTTGTCAGTCATAGATCTTAATTATATCAGTAATTAAAGAGTCCTACACAGGTAGTCCGTCTGCAATGCGCCACGGTCATAATTAATGGGTAACTAAACCATCACTAAGGTCCTGTGTAGGACATGCCAGATATTTTATGTCGCTGTCTCCCCCGACAGTTACATTATACTACTTTATCTTAATTGTTTTTGGTTTCTTTTCTTCAGGAACAACACGATCAATACTTACGTGTAACATTCCATCTTTAAGGTCAGCACCAGTAACTTCCATATACTCTCCTAGAGCAAATGAACGTGTAAATTTTCTGGTTGCAATTCCTTTGTGAACAACTTCAGCATCAGTTACTTCAACAATTTCTCCTTTAATAACAAGGGTTCCATTATCTACAGAAACATTAATATCATCCTTTGTGAATCCAGCAACTGCTACTGAAAGTCTATATGTATCTTCATCTAATTTAAGAAGATCATACGGAGGATATGCTTGTGAATTTGTTTTATGTGCGGTATTAAGACGGCCTAACTCTCTGTTAAAGCCAATAAAAAAAGGATCATTGAATAGATCCATAGCAAACTGTGTTACCATTTTATTCCCCTTTCAAGCGAATAAGTTAATGTATCCCCGAAGGCAATACATATATATTATATCATAAAAGCTTATTTATAATAAGTTTTGCTTTTTTCATAATCAAAACCAAAGACTACAGATGCCCTCGGCTCTGTTACTACGGCTTGATGAATTACGCCTTTGGGTGCAAACAAAACATCTCCAGCATTAATCACATAGGTCTTATATTCGGAATCACTACTGTAAATATTCCAAGATACTGAGCCAATACAGTTCCATAAAAGAACATCGTGATCATCAGAATGAATTCCATATTCTGCCTCATTTCCAATAAAATTAATTAATACCTTGGATCCAGGAAAATCTATATTAAAAGAATTGTTTAATATTTTTAAAAACTCATCATACCATTTTTTATTGTATCCTAAAATATCAAAAACATGCATATCAAGATTATTATAAATTAGTATATCAGTTATCCTGTTGTTATTTTCTAGAAGCCTGTTTCCAGGTTCTTGTTTTGAATTTTGTTGATTTAAAGAATGATATTTATAATTTAAGATATCGATAAAATTTTCCCATTTTAAAACATTGGGTAGTTGATTTTTAAATAAAACAACATCATTATTATCTCTAGCCTTTTTTATTAACTCTTTAATTTGTGGTGTATCTAAACTCATTTTATCCATTCACCTTACTTACAGAAACATAGTCCCCATTGTTTGTCTTTTTTAATACTTTAATTGTGTAGTTTTGATAGCTAACCGATTCACCAACGCTTAATGTTCCTGTTAACCCAAAGCGTCCAACCTTAGTAGGTTGCAATTTACTAGGATTTGACACTATTGAAATTGAACCTTTCCCACCAGGCAACTTAGTATCAATTTTGTATACAACAACTCCCTCATATGCAGATGGAAATGTGTTCTCGGGTGAACTTCTCATCACTTCGATTGCAAGGGCAGAGCTTGGTGACAATTTTAAAATTACTGATTTATTTTCTTTAGTTGCAGTTGATAGTGGCGATATTAGATGAACCGTTTCTTTTGGTGCTGATTCGTCTAAGCAAGCAACTTGACTATCCTCAATCCAATCTAAATACCACCTTTGCCAACCGTGAAGTTCATCAAGACCAAAAACATTTCCCATGGGATCCCAGGCTCCTATATTCTTTTGATAATAGTCATAGACGTGAGTTAGTCCTAATAGATGCCCAGTTTCATGAAGCAGCCAATTATTTTTTGAAGGATCATTAATATATTCTCCTATTGGACCAACTGTGCTTAAGAACGAAGTCTTGCCATCTACATTAAAGCCTGAGCCACCAGTCGCTCCTCCCTCAGCCTTTAATGTAGAT